GAGCTACAGGTAATCCAGGCAATGTAGGATCACAATGGGTTCGAGAAATGTTTGTTGAACCTAGTGAACCAAATACAAAGTTTGAAGTAGGGATAGATACGCCTAATGGTAAGAAGTATATTAGTCGTAGATTTATTCCAGCTAAACTACAAGATAATCCTTATCTGATGCAGACTGATGATTATTATATTATGCTTGCATCATTACCAGATATACAGCGTAAACAATTTTTAGATGGAGATTGGGATGCATACGAAGACTCAGCTTTTCCAGAGTTTAATAAAACAACCCATGTGGTTGAACCTTTTGAAATACCTAGAGGCTGGTATAAGTTTCGTGCTGCTGACTGGGGTTATTCTTCTCCTGCTTGTGTTTTATGGTTTGCTGTTGACTACAATAATAATCTATGGATTTATAGAGAATTGTATACGAAAAAAGTAACAGCTGATTATTTTGCAAGACAAGTATTAAGTTTAGAACAAGGTGAGCATATTCATTATGGTGTATTAGACTCAAGTACCTGGGCAAAGAGAGGTGATGTAGGTCCTAGTATTGCAGAGACAATGATACAGCAAGGTTGTAGATGGAGGCCATCAGATAGATCTCCTAAAAGTAGAATTAATGGTAAACTTGAAATCCATAAAAGATTAAGAATTAATGATGAAGAGCCAGGTATTAGAGTATTTAAAACCTGTAGAAATCTAGTTAGAACAATGGGTATATTACCAACAGATAATAAAAACCCTGAAGATGTAGATACTAATGCTGAAGATCATGCTTACGATGCATTAAGATATGGATGTATGAGTAGACCAACACATCCTAAGTATGCAGATAGATTTAGAACATTCTTTAGACAGAATGAATTCCATGCAGCAGATGATAAATTTGGATATTAATGCCACTAAATAAAAAAGGTAAAAAAATTAAAAAGGCTATGGTAAAACAGTATGGCAAAAAGAAAGGCCAATCTGTTTTTTATGCTATGGAAAATTCTGGTAAACTAAAAGATGTTAAAAAGAAAAATTCCAGAAATAAATAAAAAAAATTTTCCCTATGACTTAGTAGTCGCATACTGGGAGGATATCGTTGGAAGTTGCGAATGGTCGGACATCCCAGATATAAAAAAGGCAAAGACTGCAATATGTTGTAGTTTTGGATGGCTAGTAGAACAGAATCAAAAAACTACAGTTATCATGGCAGATTTTATATTTGAAGATAGCGGATCTATAAAGCAAGGTGGCGGACATACAGTAATACCTACTAAGAATATAATTAAAATTAAAAAAGTAAAAATATAACAGGAGATAACCTATGGAAATGAAATTTGACCCAAAGGCTAAAATTAAACAAGGTCAGTTAAGTGATGCACCTGAAGGCAAACAGCCTAACAGGCCGCATAATACTATTGACTTTTCTGAACATACTCACAGAAAACAAGAGCCATTTGCATATGATGTAGATGTCCCTACTAAATCTGGATCAGAGCATGTAGAAGATTCATTGTTTAAAATGGCTGATGAAAAAGATTACTAATGATTGTAGATAAAAACAAAAAAAAATATAGTAATATAAATTACGAAACTAAAAAAAGAACAAAATTAGCATCATTAAAAAAATATAATGGTTCTAATGGTAGTTCTAATGGTAGTTCTGATTTAAGTCCAATTGAATTAAATGAAAAACTATCAGATATGATTTTAGAAGATTTAAAAAAACCAAGAAAACCTACATTAAATTAATAAACTAATGAGTCTTGGCCCTAAAAGCAATTATATACCTGTAGTATATGCAGGTACAAGAAAAAAGAAATATAATAAAAAAAATGGAAAAAGAAAAACAACTAGACAAAGATCTAAAAAAAGCTGAACTTAAAAAAGATGCAGCATTAGCTGAAGATCCAAGTGTGCTTAAACAAATAAAAATAGGTTTAGGTTTTAGAAAGGATCAAGGATTAGCTGTATTAAAAGATAAATCAAAAAAACTTTTAAGTAAAGGTAAAAATAAATTTTACGGACAAATAGACTTACTAAAAAATAAAATAGACTAGGAGGACAACAACATGATGAAAAGATACATGCACGGAGAGCTTGCACCTGATGCACCTAAAGCACCAAATGAGCCAATGGCTATAGATCCTAATTCAAAAGTAACTCAAGGAGCTACTTCTGGAGATGGTAATGATGCAAAAGGTAAATCAAAATCAAAAGTAGATCCAGCAATCTTTAGAATGGCTGAAGAAAGAGATTACTAATTTAGATGGAAGAAGAAAATAAAACTAATGGCGGTTACGAAGCCGAAGGTAATGCTTTAGTTGGATACATCCGAGAAAGATTTCAGCAAGCTGAAACATCTAAAATCTATGATGAGAAAAGATGGTTAAAGGCTTATAGAAATTATCGAGGACTATATGGTCCAGAAATGGCATTTCGTGAAAATGAAAAGTCTAGAGTATTTGTTAAAGTAACAAAGACTAAAGTGCTTGCTTCGTTTGGCCAGATTATTGAAGTATTATTTTCTCAAGGTAAGTTTCCTCTAGGAGTATCTCCTACATCAGTACCAGAAGATATTGCTAGTAGAGCACACCTAAATCCTAAACAACAGCAACAACCTGAACAACCTAGAGATCCATATGGATTTAATGGTGATGGTGCAGAAATACCACCAGGTGCAACTGTTAATGATTTAATGAAAAATTTAAATCAAGAATATAGTAATCTTGGTTTTGAAGAAGGACCATCATATACAGGTGGCCCACAGAC